ATGGATACGGTCATCATTGGCGGCGGTCTAGCCGGTCTAATGCTTGCCGAGGAACTTTCTAAGAATAACGTGCGAGTAACAGTACTTGAACGTTATCCAGCCTGGGGTGGGCGTGTAGTAACACATCGCGACAATAACCTTCAGTATGAAATTGGTGCCGGTCGTATATTCAAAAATCATACCCGAGTTCTAGCCCTTATTAAACGATTTAACCTTCATACGTATCCAATCCCCACAAGCCAGGAGTTTGAGCGTAGTCCGAATCCATTTGTTCACGCATTTCGACCTATTCATAAGCTCTTAAGCACAATCCCACAATCAACCCTTCAACTCCATACAATCGCAGACCTTGTTCCTCCAACCTACCATCACCTCCTCAAAGCATACCCCTATTGGGCTGAACTGTATATGATGCGAGCAGACCTGGCACTCAAATTGTTTGACCGTGGTGATCCTATGGCCTCTGACAAATCAGCAAGTGCTACAGAACCCGACTTTTACGGCGTTAAAGAGGGTCTAGATGCGATTACAACACACTTAGCCAATGCTGCCGCCACCGCCGGTGCAGATTTACGAAACAGACATCGCGTACACGATATTCAACGTCGCCCCGATGGTCTCTTTCTTATTACTGGCGACTACGGCAAAAAGGCCGAAGCACAACCATTTACGTTTACAGCCAAGAGGGTGATTATTGCCACCTGCCGTTGTTCATTATCAACCTTCACTGTCCTTAAAGATAACCCACTTCTAGCCCAGTTAGGAACAAGTCCTTTGCTTCGTATCTATGCGACTTATCCACTAAATTCAGACAGTAAGCCGTGGTTTCACGATATTGAAAAACAGGTCACAGTTAACCCCTTAAGGTATGTGATTCCTATAGACAAATCAAAAGGGCTTATTATGATTTCTTATACCGATGGTGATGATACAAATTATTGGCGGCGACTTGAAGGTCCAGCCCTGAGTGCTGAAATTCAAAAGCAAGCTCACTTATTGTTTCCTGAGAAGACAATTCCGGCACCAACCTACCTTATGAAACACGATTGGCCTTCTGGATGTACATATTGGTTGCCTGGAGACTACGATGTAAAGCAAGCATCCAAAGCGGCACTGAATCCGGCACCAAATCTCTACATTGCCGGCGAATCCATAAGTCTTAACCAAACCTGGATGGAAGGTGCGTTGGAATCTGCGGAAACCTTATTGAAGCACTTAAAATATTATTAACTCTATGTAAGAGGCCATGAAATTATGGGCAATTGTTCCCTTTATATTATTAATTGCTTTGGCAATCACGTTATTAGTTTCTTTAGGTAGAAATTCATCACCTACTATTGATACAATATGGGTGATTAACCTTGACAAAGACAAGGAACGTATGGACAATATTCATAAAAAGACACAGGCTTTTTCTAATCTTGTGAACCGATGGCCGGCAACGTATGGTAAAACGGAACCTATTGAAGCCGCATATAAAGACGGTGTAGGTCATATAATATCTAAACGTGGCTATGAGCCAGGTGCTCCACCCTCAGATGTTGTGAATCGCAATGAAGGAGCAGTTGGTTGCTGGTTAAGTCATAAACGACTCCTTACGCACATTGCGTCTATGAATTTACCAGGACATTGGGGTCATCTTATTACAGAAGATGACCTAGAATTTCAACCAAATTTTATGGAAATATGGGAAAAACGTCGTCATGCTATTCCAAAGGATTGGGATATTGTGTATTTGAGTATAAACTTGCCAAATGGCAAACCTATAGATGGAAAATTACTACGTGGTGTTAAGGCAGAAAAAGGAAACTGGGGTACGCACGCCTATATGGTAAAACACAGCTCATTAAAAAACCGCATATTACCTAAATTAAGGCATATGTCGCATGAAATCGATGTTCAACTAAACATGTATTTTAATGATTTAAATGTCTATATAATGAGTCCAGAAATACTTCATGTAAATGAGGATATTGCGGCAAAATCCAATATTTTGGTTCATTAACGTGCCGTAGCAGCACACGCCAGTTCATCTGCAACAGCATTTCCAGCAGATATAGCGTCCACTGATCCAGTATGTCCAAATACGTGTCGTAATTCACACCGCGTCCCTAGCCGTCGCAATGTCTCCATCATGGGTTTCAGTAAATCCTGATGAAGAACGTCTTTTCCATCGGCCTTTTTCCAGCCTTTCTTTTCCCAACCAGGCCCCCATGTCTGCAGACAATCCAACGCATATTTTGAATCAGTATAAATCACACCGGTAGCAGTTCCCGACTTCATAAGATATGTTAACGCATATTGAAGCCCACGTAGTTCCGCCCGTTGATTTGTCTGTGGTTCATGGGCACCAATGCGTTCACTGTGGCGATATTTCTCAAGTCCGCTACTGGTCACATACACACCGAACCCAGCCCGTGCCTCCGGTTTGCCATTTGACACACATGAACCATCACAATAGATTTTAAGACTAACAGGTGGTGGATTCCATCCACAAGCCGTTTTCATCTGAGCTTCGTGAATGATATGTTGTATAGAAGGATCTGCTAGAGCCACAGCACCACGTCCAGCTGCGTCTTCCGCACGCAACCATTGTGACGTAATCAATGCAAATGCTGTCCCTAAATGTTCTAGTTGTAGAAGCACAGTATCTAATGAGTATGACATTGACAACTTAACTAAAAATAAAAATGCTATCACTTTTTAGAGTGATGACAGATTTTCAACGCAATCTGTTTCATGTGGCCGCAGTAGGTCCATTATTTCTTTATGTCGGATTTGCTCGAGAAACTACGCCTGATGCAGTCTTTAATGGCCTTGGAGTCCTTGCCATTGTAATTCTTGTGTATCATACTTATCGTGCCTATGGCAAATTAAAGGAAAACAAGAGTGCTTGGGTCAACTGGATTCATATTTTCTTAATTGTTCCCCTACTTCTCCTATTAGCGTATATGAAAAAAGACGCTAGCCGCCGCTATTTTGAAATGCTAATCCTGTTGGGTTGTGCTGCGATTGGTTATCATGCTCTTTACTTAATACGTTCGAGCATCTTAGAATGATTTAGTGGTGCCTTATCCTTAAAACAGAATGGTGCATGGTGAAGATACGCAGTTGAACTTGCGTAAATCTTGCCACATTCACCCTTACATGCCTCATTGGCGACATACGTAGGAATCCATTTTTCACAGTGAACCCGTGCAAAATGAATTCGTAGATTTCCCTTTGTATGCGTTGTATGCATACACTCAGGACAATTATAAGTTACATTTGCATAGGGATTCATTTCCTTATCTGTAGGATGCGGAGTCTTAGGATGAACAACTGCAAGATGGTGTAGATAAGTACACTTTTGTAGAAACTTTGGACATTCATTACACAATTTACACTCAAACCGTGTCTTATGTTCATGCTGCTTTTCAATATGGTACAGCATAGTATTTTGCTTATTCTTCTTTACTTTACAATAAGGACAAATAAAGTGGCCATTCTCGTCACGAATATATTTTGAGGGCGGCTTCTGCTCAGTTACACACTGAATAGGCTCACACTCAGTTACCAAAGAAATGACGGAATCAATCATGATGTATAAAGACACGCACGAACTAATTGGAGAATAGTTGACAATAACATCAAGAAAAATTGTCTGTCAATTTTTGTGTTTATCCCAACCAGGTCTAAACAGTCAATCGTGTAAGTAAATTACAGCAATATGACAAATAAAATTGCTATAATAACATTATGTATAGGTCCAGACTATACAAAAGCAATGGAGCCATTGTTAGAATCAAAGCGTAATTATGCCAATAAGCATGGATACGACTTTATAATTGGTGGAAAAGACGTATGGGATCGGCATAGGCCTGTTCAATGGTCAAAATTCAATATTATTCAAAAACATCTTTACGCATATGACTGGATTTTTTGGACCGACGCAGATTCTATTATCCTAAATGATACAATCAAATTAGAAACATTTATAAACTGTATTCCCCCAAACAAGGATATATTATGGACAATAGATGCCTGTAATCATCTGAATAACGGCCATATGTTTATACGAGGCAAATCAGCATGGGCTCATGATTTTTTTAATCGTGCCTACAGTCAAACTCAATACCTACATCATATTTGGTGGGACAATGCTGCTATGATAGAATTGTATAAACACAATCCAACCGACTATTTAAGAATAGAAACTATCACCAGTCATTGGTTGTTTAATGCCTACATATTTGGTCCCAATGAAACTGCAGATGACCCAACCGCACGCCTTTATCAACAGGGTGATTTTCTTGTCCATTTTGCCGGTGTCTATGCCCCGTTAAATATTTATCGTATGGCAAAATATTTACAACATTGTACAAAAACAAACACATCTCATGATAAACAACTTCTAAACAAATGGCGTATGAGTCCGCCTATATCACTTGAAGTTGCTGATCAAAGTATCCCACAATAAATACCCGACGAACATA